TGTATAATCACTACCATAACCTAAGACACGAGCTGCAACTAAAACAGCATCTTTATCTCCTGTTAATAATTCGTTATAATTTATAGGGGTTACTATTAAAGATTCTAATAATTTATCAATTACTGTACCATTATTTATTAAGTTAGGATTTGTTAATATGTCTTCCTCACGGGCAGTCATATATTTCATTTCTATGATTCCTTTTCTTAATGGAGAGTCTTCTGGATAGAGTAAACCTTTTGAAGGCAGAGTAACTTCCTCTGCGGGGAATTGTGTTTTTTTCTGTTTCATAACGTTATTTTATTTAAAACTAGTTCAGATATACATATATGTAAAAACAAAAAAGCGCCAAAAAAATAGCGCTTTTTTTATATATAATAAATAAATTACTTAGTAATTTAGGATAGCATAATCCATTACAATATTCATTGTAATACTAACAGGAGCATCTGAAGTCCAATCCATATCACCAAAAGAGGCATTTTGACAATAAGCTCCTTTTAAAATCCATTCTTCAACAACATCACCTACTGGTCCTAATGTTTTAATTCTAATATCTTTTTTATAAAAATCTGAATAACCATCTCTACCTGTTACAGATTCATGTGATAATCTAACCCATTCCATTACTGATTGAGCTCCTGACGGTGTTATAGGGTCATAAAGTTCACAACTAATATTTTCCCAATTAGCTTTACCTTTAATCTTTCTTTTCACATTAATATGGTCAAGAACTATTTCTCCAAATGAGATTGTTGGTCTTGATATTTTTTTAATTAAATATGAATCGATGCCATCAATATTCATTAAAAACCTATTTTGTAGTTTAGGTTCGAATGCTGTGAACATCATTTGGGTTGAATCTATTATCGCCATCTTTATTTTATTTTAATATATTTTTATTATTCCGTTATAAATATAATCCTTTTTAATTTTTATGAAGGAAATGTTGCTCCTGTTGGTAGTATATTAAAGTCAAGTACTATAAATTCAGCAGTTTTAGCTGGTTGTAAATAAACAGCACCTACTAATTGATTTCTATCAATTACATCTGGTGTATTATTACCTTCATCCATTTGTACTCTAAACGCAAATAATCCTTGTCTTTGTTGTACTGATTCTAAATATGGATTAACTATATTTAGGAATCTATCTCTAGTTTCTATTGTATTTTGTTCAAATAATAAGTATCTTGAAGAACTTGCAATAAATTTCTTAAGAGCAATTAATAATCTTCGTACATTAATTCTATCTAGTGCTGTTGGTCTTTCTTGTAATGTTTTCTGACCCCAAATACAAACTCCTGTTTGTGGGAATGTTGCTATTGGATTTATTTTATTATCATATAAAACATCTCTTTCAGCTTGACTTAATCTTATTTTAGCTTCTAATACATTACCTAAAATACCTCTATTTAAACCTGCTGGTGCAAACCATTCTGCTCCTATTCTATCAGAAGCTGCTATAGCTCCTGGTACTATTACTGATGGAGGGACAAATACTGGTTTGTTTTGAGCTGTGTCTAATACTTTAACCCATGGATAATAAACAGCAGTATAATTACTATCTAAACCAGCTACTACACTAACTGCATTGTTTACTGATGAATCTTTACCTGCTAAATCCATTACAAAGAAAGCGTCTCCTCTTTCTTCACACATATCAATACCTGCATTTGCAACTAATGAATGGTATTCTTTAATAACACCTGGCATAGATAACATATTAATATCATATTCGTCTTGATTTGATAAAATGTCTAATGCCTTTTTATATCCTTTATATCCTGCTTTAGACGTTTCATTCATATCCCATCCATATAAATTATCTCCTGAACTATAAGTTCCTGCTGGTGAACTTTCAGCTCCTGTAAATATAGGAGTCCATGGTGCTATACCATCTTGTCCTCCTTGGAAAGGGATTGAAAATTTAATTTGACCTGATGTTGGTCCATTTTCCCCTGTTGGGTCTAATGAAGCACTTAATGAACCTGCCCATAAACTTGATTCTGAATGACCATCATGATTTTCAACATTAAATTCACCTGCTTTATTTGATTCAGCTGAATCAGGTATAGATTTAATAAAGTTATCATTGTCTGATTCTTTATCTGTAAATCTCCATCCTAAAAAGGCTTTGCTACTATATACATTATCTGTTCCTAATGATTGTGAAGATTCATAAGAGGCAGAAGGGAATTGAGCTGCTGAAAATAAACCTGCTGAATATATAGGGTTTTGTACAGCGGAAAATCCTTTAGGAGATAATTTTGGAGAAGCTGATTTTGCTTCTATTGATGGTGCTACCTCTACTCTAACATAATTAGAAATATTAGGATAATTACCTTTTAATTCAACTTTACCTAAAGTATCATTATATTGAGGATATCTATCTCCTATTTTTCTTGAAATGTAATTAGGACTGTCTGGGTTTAAATTTATATTGTTGTATTGTTCTAATACAACAGGACTTTTGTCTTTATCATTGTATCTTCTTACAAGTACAGAGAATGATGAATATTGTTCTTCTCCGTCTATATCATTTGGTTCTCTTAAATTCTGAATAGAGATTTTAAAATCTTTATTTGTTGAAGTACCGTGATTAAGTGTATGGAATTTAAATAATTCTTTTGTTGTTTTATCAGAACAATCAGCTCCTACACAAACTCCAAATTGTTGAGATCTAATAAAGGGTGTAGAAGCATAGTTATATTTTTCTTCATTTAATCCTCCATAAGTCATACCAGCTGCTCCTACAGGTACTACTTGTATCATAGCTGTTTTACCTAAAGATGGGTATCCTGGTATAGTTCCAACAGCTCCCATAGATTGAGATTGTAATGTTTTAAAGTTAATGTAAGTATATCCTTGCGTTCCTGCATAGTCTACTGTTGATGTTTTACTATTATTGGGGCTATACCCTAATTGTCTTGGTAAATAATCAACTCTAGCTGGATCTAATGAAGCAGAAAATATATTATGAGAAGAAGGTGTAGCTTCACCAACTGAACCACTTAAAACTATCTTAAATGATCCACTCATAACACTACCACTTATATTTTGTGGTGTATCATCACTATCAATATCACCATCTGCATCACTATCTACAGCAAGTAAAGTAGATATTTGAGTTTGTGATAAATCTGGTAGTGATTGAACTGTATCTTTTGAAGGGTATATGGCACTTAATATTACACCTGTTGAACCTGGTAGATATGCATTTGGACTGAATCCTCCTTCAATTGCTGAATTTCCTACACCTCCTTGTCCTGCAACTATGAATGCTGCTGAACCTGTTGTACTTAATGCGTATCCTCCTCCTGCTAATACTCTACATACTGTTACTGATCCTGCGTTTTTTAAGTATTCTCTTACTGTTTGAGGTACAAAAGTTTCTGAACTTAAGGGTCCAAATCGTCTTTCATATTCTGCGAAACTATTTACTACTGTTGGTACAAATGCGGGTCCTTTTACTGTAGGTCCTACTATTGCTGCACCAATTGCGCCAACCCCTGCTGGTAAAAATGATAAATCATTTTCTCTTGTAAAAACACCGGGTGAAATTATTTGTTCTGCCATCTTATATTATATTTTATAAAGTTATATCTGTTGGTTGTTCCCATATAAATATGAAGGAGAGTTATAAACCAACCTAAAATAATGATTAAATATAAAAACTTAATCGTCAATAAATATAAAAAGATATCGTAAAACTACTCTAAGGGAGCAAAAGTGCCTGTTTCTAAATCTATACTTCCTTTACCATATTTATCTGTGAGTTTCTTTGCTATAGTAGTTTCTTCTTTTTCTATAGATTTTAATTTATTTTTTAAGGTACTTTCTTGTTCTTCTAATTTAATTTTTTGAATAGATAATTGGCCAAACTGAAAAGATATTTCATCAATTCTATCTCTTAAATTTTTAAGTTCATTAAGTTCTTGTTTAGTAAAAGATTGAGGTGTATTTTTTATTTCTTGAGGTGATGGAAATTTTTGTTTTATAGCCATAACTTATTGTTTGTATATACATATATTAAAATACTAAAAACATTTATTTTACTTTTAATGTTTTTGTTTTATCTTTTTCTTGAATAACATATAAATCACCAGTTGATAATCCTATAGAGTTTGAAGGTAAGTCATCTACATTAACTTCTTTTATTGATTTAACTGCTGACCCTGTTGCTTCATTAGTAATATATCTTCTTAATTCATCAATATCTTCCTCCATTTTTTGAATTTGATATAATAATGCTGCTTCTCCTGGAAAATCTTGCAAATCTACATGTTTACCTTCTGCAAAAGAAGCTGATATTGAACTTACTTTAGATGCATTTGTTATTTTATGTCTACTTCCTGGTGAAATTCTATCTGCTAATGCCATATTTTTATTTTTATACTGTTGCTATTGTTACATACCCCCCATAAACTTCCTCACCTGATGCTTGGGCTAATTCTATAAATAAATAATTAGTGGTATCACTAGTTACATCAGTTATATTTATTTCTGTTCCTATATTACCTGTTCCCTTACTTGTTACTGTTTTACTATTAATATCTGCTTCATATACAGTAACTGCAGATGTTGCACTTCCATAAATATGAACATGTGTTGCTTTAAACCCAGTTGGTATTGGTATAGATGCAAATAATTTACCAGTACCGTGAGATTCTAACCATCTATCGCTACCTGTGTCATCAATCATTGCAGGTCTACCAATATCATCAGGTATAAAATCACTAACTAATATTTTTATTCTAGTTGTAGATCCATGCCATCCTGATAGAATAGTACCTCCAGATGATAAATTTCCCTCTACTTCTGTTTGGCCTTCGCTTTTTAATGTTAGTAATGTAGTACCATCTTCGGCTTTAAATACTAAATCATCACCAGATACTTTTAATTGTATTACTTGAGCACCTGCAGTACCATCCATATCAAGAGTTAATTGGTCGGTTCCACTATCTTGAAAATGAACCATTCCTGATGATGCATCAAATTTTATAGTTGTTACATCTAATGTAAGTGTAGTTCCATTAATTTCAGCTGCAGCTATAGAATTTCCAAATTTAAATGTTCCACTAGAAGCATACATAGCTTGAGTACTACCCAACATAAATCCATCACTACCTCCCGTACCTGCTTCAACTTTACCAGCTGCAACAATATCATCTGAAGATACTATATGTTCTGCTGTTACTGCTGAAGCTGTTACATCTGTTCTAAAATAAGCGCTACTTGCAGTTATCCCCCCACTTGATGTTATGTTGTTTGAGGCTGTAATGTATCCTTCAACAAAAAGTTCTGTAGTTCCTCCTTCACCTTTTAATACAGGAGTATATATAGAACTACTTGTTGCTATAGTACCTGATGAAGTTATATTACCAGTTACATTTAAATCATCACTTACCCCAACAGGACTATTTCCGGGGGCTGTAAATGTTTGTGCATATATTGTTCCGCTAGCACTTATATTACCAGAAGCTGTTATATCATTTGTAACTCGAATATTTATAAAACTACCTAATTCAGCTTTTATATTTCTAGAAGCTGTAATATCTCCTGTAGTTTTGGTGATTGATGAAGATTTTAATTGTTTAACTTCAATTTTAGAAAAGGGAGTTTCCTCTTCCTTTTTAGGTACATTTTGAAAACCATATCTACCTATTCGAAAAGTAGTTCCTATTCTAGAATATCCTACACCTTTATCTTTTTTAACAAATTTTAAAGAATCTTCTGAAATATAAA